TGTTGACCTCGTCGAGGATGATGATAGAATCCTGAATGGTCACACCTCGAACGAATGAGGTTGGGATGAACTCGATCACGCCCTTGCTCTTGAGGATGCTGTAAGCATCAGCCCTGCCGAAGAGTTCGGTGCACAGCGCAATGTATGGTGCCTCATAGACACCGATCTTTTCCTCAATAGATCCTGGCAAGAAGCCAATGTCTCTAGTTGGGAGAACCGAACGGACGATCGTAACCTTCTTCTGGGCCACGTCTCCGGCCATCATGTCTTGAAGCGCCATAGCCAAAGCTAGGAAGGTTTTACCGGTTCCTGCCATTCCATGAAGCAGTAGATTATCACCATTGTTGTACGCAGCCATTGCCAGGGACTGATTGTTAGTTAGGGGTTCAACCCTTTGCATCCTGAAATGAGTCTTGAATGTTGGAGTGTCCACTTGTTGGACTGCTCCATCCATGAGACGACGCTGTCTCTTTGTCAGCGGCTTAGTTGACTGCATTTTGACCTCTCTATGGGGGTTCTTGTTTTTAATACACGTTAATGTTGCTCTGCCTCCCGGCGCCTTTATGGATCCCCTTAAGGAGGTCCCTAAAACCCTCAGATGGTTTCGCGGTTACCCCACTGATGAGTGCTGGTGCCTTAGCGGTCCATACCCTCTCCAGATGGGGATTCTCTTCGAGATAGGAGTCGTAAGCGGACATGGAAATGACCGCATCGAACTCTTCTTCGGTGTCTTTGTTTCGGAATGTGTAGGTTGGGATGACCGTGTTCCTTTAAGCCGCGGCAGGCTCAGGAAGATTCAGTTGAGGCAGCGCCTCACGAATCAGGTCAGCTGTCAGACCATAAGGAAGCTTCTTGTCCTTGATGGAGATGAGCAGCTCGGCGTCAGCCGGTGCCAGAGATTGGAGAACATCGACGAAGATCTTCTCACGCTGCAGCTGTTTCAGATGGTTACCACCACCGTCGAGGAACATATACAGCTTCTTCACCTGCCGGAACATCACGAACTCTTGGTTGTCCATGTCGTTCTTGTTATACGGAGGTGATCCTTCAGGCAGGAGCCATTTCACCGAGGGATGCAGCCCCAAGATGAGAATATCGGCCAGAGTTGCACTGAAGTTTGCCTGCAGGAAGGCGATCTTTTCCTGCTTGGTCTTTTGCTTGGAGGTCATTTCAAGGACCTGCGCGATGCCTAGGGTCTTACGTTCCATTGTCTAGTCTCCGTGGTGATTAGAAATCACCGATTGCTTCCATGAGGTTCTTAAGCTTGAACTTCACGAAATAGTTGAACAAATCTTTGCGAGGTTTGTCGGCCTGCGCATTAAATGATGCCAAGATCTCGTCTTGGATTCGTTGCGGTATCTCAGTCATACTTATGAGATTCCGGTTACGGGCAAGGTTCCTTTGGAGCGTTTCTGGTGAAATTATCTTTTTAAGACAATCCGCTTCATAGTTTTCTTTCAAGAGGGCCTCGAGCCGGCCGGCCGTCAGAGTTGCTTGCCTGGTTCCTGTGACAAGCACATCGTCATTGGAAAGAACGTTCGGCACGCCGTCACCGGTGTCACCTTTGATGATGTGTTCCTTCAAATATTGCTCGGGCGAATTGTGCTTTACCCACTTCTTGAGGATCGGATTGAACTGATCGACAGCAGGATGGTTGTGAAGCTGGACGAAGTCCTTGTCTCCTGAGATGATCAGGATACGCTGGCCGAAGTTCATACCGTGTTCGAAGCAGAGCGTAGCAATGATGTCATCGGCTTCTGCGCCATTAACCTCGATGATCCGATACGGGAAGTACTCCTTCAGCTCATCGCGGATGTTGTGCAGGGCTTTGAAGATGACCTCCCAGTCCAGCGGGGACTCGTCGCGGTTCTTCTTGCGGTTGGCCTTGTAATATGGGAAGACGTCCTTGCGCCAATAGTGGCGGGAGTCACATGCGATGACCAGCTCACCGTACTTTGATTTGAACTTTTGGTTATACGCTCGGATCGAGTTCAATGCCATGTGCCGAATGAGGCCTTCATCAACCTCGGCATTCTTGGAGTTGCCAATCTGGACGAACATGCTTGCGAGCATGACCTGATTGAGGTCTAGGATTTGCATTGGCGTTGTGCCTTCATTATCAATTGTAGGGGGTTATCTTGCTGTGTTAGCGCAGGCGGTATTCAAGTCAGTGACATTGATTCTGTCGCTAATCTTATGAAGGCCATGATCCATTGCTTCGGATCTAAACATAATGGCCTTCATTGATTCAACTATGAGTGCGACGTCTTGGACATATGCGTCCCCGGATACATCGTAACCGGCAGTTATTAACATTCCTAAGAGTTCGGGGACGATCTCATCGACCGTCTCCTCAATCTCAGTTAGTTTATCTCGGAGCCCTGAAGGACTCTCTTGCTTTTGCCGTTGCGGGAACGGGTATATTCTTGCACTCATTTGAACACTTTTAGTAGGAGCACATCTTCAGAGATGCGCCCGGATGGGATGGAAGGTTTGGAGTTAATTTCTTCATAGCGTTTCTTCATGAAGGCAGCCGTACCACTCAGGTAGGTCTGGAGTTGTACCTCAGGCTTGCGGAGGTTCTTGCCTTGGACCTTGCTTTCGTCATAGTTGACGATGCTGGTGCCCTTGATTGAGAGGGTCTCACCATCCTTGGCGGTGTAGACGATCAGCTTCTTGTATTTATGATTGTAAGCATACAAGGTAGAAGCGCCGATAATGGAGGCAGGGTCAATAGACACGACCTTCAGGGCAGGCATATCCTTCATGTAGTGGAAATATTTCAGGAGCTGCTCAGTCGACTTCTTCTTGGGAGTCCGAGCAGTCCGGATGGTTTTGGCCTTGTTGGCGTACCAACGTTCACTGTCTTCGATGATGGAATACAGCAGCTTCAGGTATGTATCGATCTGCTTCTTGGTCAGTTTGGCATAGGCCTCGTTGAGGTCCTTGTCCTTCTTGGTCATCAAGAGGCGCATCTCGGCCATCAGGGGACGATAGTAGTCGGCCACGGCCTTGGCCCAGCCCTTCTTGACATCGTTCTTCTGGAGGTAGTCATACATGTCGAACGGAACGGCGTAATCCGAACTGTAGAAGCCGTCGAGCATGGACTCAACATCAGCGATCACTGCATCATGAGGGGGCGGAGTGTATCCACGGACGATCGCCTTGACTGCTTTCTTCTCGACCTGAAGTTCAGCGATCTGAGACATCTCCAAGAGTTTTTGCTGGAGGAATGCACGACTCTGAGTCGGCAGGACCGTACCGCGGTCCATCATCCGGCACAGCCAACCCACAGTCGTGGAGAAATAAGCCTCAGGGACGCGTTGGAGCGTCTTGGCCGTGACAGGGCTGATCTTGGTATAATAGTCCACGGCCCATTTCTTCGCCTCAGGCGGACCGTAGAAGTGGTTGTACCACGTGTAGGCTCGAGTCAGTCGGACATCGTTGTTCTCCAGATCGAGGCCCTCGAGTTCAGGCTCGAGTCCGAGATATTTGGTGTCCACCATCTTCGGTGTACGAGGAAGAGGAATCTTCTTGGGTTTCTGTGTACCGGTACCGCGCTTCTTGATAGTGGCAGTCGACATGATTAAGGAACCTTAATGGAGAACACTTCCCCCCTTGGGAAGGCTTTCGGTGGGTCGAGGGTCTTAACCCCTTCAAGCAGGTCTTCCCACTTGTCGAGGACAGTCCCCCACTCATGTACCAGTTTAGCATGCCTTGAAGAATAAGTACATGGCCCTTCGTAGTTTTTTATCGCCCAAGAAAGTTCTTGATGGAATTTGTTAGCGTGGACGCTTGGATCTGGGTGGAAGGTGTATTGCTTCGTTAACCCAGCCGAGGTCTCAGGCAGTGCCGCCAGGTTCGAATGGACACACACTAACCCAGCGGACATGGCCTCAATAAGGACCAGGCAGCTCGTCTCTGGCCAGATGCTTGGATAGGCCAAGATGTGGGCCTTCTCAAGAGCAGCACGAATCACCGAGTTAGGCTGTGCACCGTGGTTGGTGATGCCTGGGTGTCCCTCCATCGAATCAAAGAGGGACTGATATGGAGCGTCTCTCTCGCCCCAGCCGTAGAGGTTGAAGGAGCTATAAACGTCAAGATGGATCTTGTCGCCGTACTGCTGATACAGCAGGTCGTAGACTGGCTTCAAAAGTTCCAACCCACGGTGTGGTGTCGAGAAATAGATCAGATTGATTCGCTTGTCCGGATCCGGCTTCTCATGTTTGGGAATCGGCGTGATGGCATTAGGGATGACCACACAACGTTCCATCGGCAGATTGTATCGTTGGGCATAACCCCAGAGTTGCCAGTTCGAGACGAACACGAACCGATGGAATCGGTCTCTTAGCTGCGGGTCATGAAGGAACTCGGACTCCGGATCTCCCGGAAGGTCGTGTGCCCAGAAGATCCGGAACTTAGACTCGTCCAGATCTCTTACTCGGCTGCAGACGATTTGAAAGTCGTCGTATCGGCTCTTGCCAGGAAGACCTGGAATCTTCTTCAGCCGCTCAGATAGGCCTAAGGCCATGAGTTCAGTTCCACCCATGGCCTTAGAAGATACTTCGTTTGTGTCAATCACCACGTGTCATAATCCGTAAAGTTAGCTTTGATAGAAAATCCAGTCACCTTGATCATCACTTTGACGCTCTGACCGATACCCGAACTATTCGAGAATTCGTAATAGGTGCTGACACCATGCGGCTGGTTGTAATCCCAGCACTCTCTCATTTCAGCAGTCGGCTTCGAGTAGGTCGCTCGCTGATATGCCAGCGCTGCAGGAAGGGCTACGTTGGCCATCCACTTATCGGAGTCCTCACGTTCCTTCTGGCTCATCTTAAATTGCATGGTGTTGTCTCCTAGGTTGGTGCTACTCTCTCATGAAAGCCTACTGCGTATTTCTCTGGGCAGAAGTGCTTAATGAAAATGTCGACTACCGTGTCGGGAACGTAAGGCTTACAGGAAAAAATGTCCAGATACGCCTGGTTCTGGTTAGCAGGACAGAAATGGATCGAGATATTCGAGTCTTGGAGTAGCTGGTAAACCGAATATCCGATTTTCGCTGGGTCGTGGGTATCACACCAGAGAATATGAGTTCCGCCAATGGGAACCATCTCGATCTTTTCCAAGATCTCATCAACGAACTCTTGAATGATTTCAGGAGAGTTAATGTTTTCGTTGCAGTAGCGTGCGTCGATAGTTGTGAGCCAACCCCATGCGTCCATATTCGTATCCTCGATTACAAGTGACGAGGACATGACAACCATAATCCTCAGGAAAAGTCCTCCGGATTATGGCCCTTTGGTGTAGTTATATATCAGATAACAATCGCTTGCAGTACACTATCAACCCTGAAGGACTTCCAGTGTTGTGCATCGATATCGTAAGCAGCAACCACATCTGGGTTGATTGCTTTAGTGCTCGTAGTTTCTTCTTGTGGTGGAAGCATATCAGGACGCAGAGTGACGTCCATAGTCCGGACAGTGCCATCAACCTTAGTAAAGGTCACGCGAACAACACGCTCCTTTAGAACTTTGATATGGTCTTCCCTAGACATAATTGCTTCGGCGGCAGTAATAAGACTGTCATCTGCGACAAACGCAGGGCCTTTTGACATATACATGTTGGCATCACTCAGATCTTCAGTATAAATCATAATCAATTTCCTTCTGCAGGGATAAGCAATCCCTTGAGTTCGGTGTAACCGCCGATGTACTTCTCGTTGATGAAGATAGCAGGAACCTTCTCAACTTCAGGATTGATCATCTTGAAGTATTCTTTAGACATATCCTCACCAAGCTGAATGGCCTCATAGGAGAGGCCTTTGTTATTCAGCAGGTTCTTGGCTAGGTCACAGAATTTACAAGCAGGCTGCCAGTAAACCTTGATGGAGCCCTCTATCACGCAGAGGCTCCCTCAGGCTGTTTGCCCATGGAGTAGCCGGCGGTGGGCTTACCCCAATGGTCGTTGGACCGGACCCGGATGAACGGCTTGTTGTTCTTCGGATCGTTGTTGCGGTTATCCACCGTCAGCCAAGGATTTTGGCCAGCCTTCCAGGCAGCGTGAACGCCTGCCAGTTTGTCCAGCGAACTGCGAGCAGCGTTCGCCGCAACAACAGTGGACCGAGCCACGGTGCTGTGGATCTTCTTGGATCCGCCGTAGCCCTTACGCATGATTTTTTTACCCATAGGTCTTCTCCATTATCAATGATTGTTAGGTTCTTCTCGAGGTGTCCACTTCGGATAGTAAACTTCACCGGCTCCGGTGACCATGATGATGTTACGATTCTCGCTCATCATGAATTGATCACCACCAAAAATTTCGAACATGTAACCAGGCGCATTGGGAAAGTAGATGGTCTCCCACCCCTTAGATTCCAGCTCCAGCATCTTGCCCATCTGGTCTTTTGTCATCAGGTTCCTTGTCGTCAATCCAAAGTGACTTTACGTGACCAGAATGAATCTTAGCAGAGAACCAAGCATTGTAGTACGATGACCTCAGAATGGCCTCTGCGTCTATGATGTACTTGGTTTCCCAGTAGTTCAATTCGCCGCGGGTCTTAACCAGCTTGACGATTTCTCTGGTGAATTTGTCTTTGCCTAGTCTTTCGATATCGGCTTTAAGCTCATCGGAGCTTCCATAGTAGGTGAGCCAATCAGAATCCTTGCGGATCTTCTTGACTTTGCCTTTCACAGTCTTACGGCCAGCCGCTGTGAAACACTTTCGTCCTATGTATTGTCTATTATTGCTTAGATTTTTAATTATGTACACACATCCGAACCAATTTTTTGCTTCTTCTGGATCGAATGGTTCACCCTGATAGGTCCACATAAACAACTCCTAATCTTCTTAGGGTATTTATGTGGACCACCAGGTCTTAGTTCTTAGTCGTCTTCATCTTCATCAGTGTAGAGGGTGTCCAGGTCGGCGTCTGATTCTACTGGATCACCACACATTGGGCAGAAGGTTACATCTTCTTCTTCGAAATCAGTATGTGGAATGATGCCGAATTCTGCATCGCAGCCTGTACACGTGAAAACTGTTAGCTTATTAATCATTGCGGGTTACCCTAAGTCGTTGTTCTGGAAATCACTGTCCCATGAACCTATGTATCAAAGAGAAAATCCAGCGAACGAGTCGTCTTTCAGGTCTTGCTTGACGCCGCCTTCAATGTACGCCTCGACTTCAGTCTCCTGTGGTGCGACCTGAACGTCAGCTCCGGCGATCCACTTTTGGGTCCATGGCAACGGGTTAGGACCACTCTTGAAGGGAGACTCGATGCCGATGGCCCGCATCCGCTTGTTGCCGATGTAATCCACGTAGTCACACATGATCTCTTCGTTCAGGCCGATCATGGAGCCCTTCGTGAAGAGGAACTTGGCCCAGGTTTTTTCCTGGTTGATCACGTCCATGAACATTTGGAGAACCTCTGGGGCGCACTCCTCGGCGATCTGGACGAAGTCAGGGTCATCCTTTGGCAGGATCTTCAGGATCTGCTGGGTCGATGCCAGATGGAGATTCTCATCACGTGCGATCTCTTTGATGATCTTGGCATTGCCCTCCATCTTCTTCATCTCGGCGAAGGCCCACGAGCAAGCGAACGAGACATAGAACCGGATACCCTCGAGGGCATTGATAGCGTTCAGGCAGAGCCATAGTGCTTTCTTCAGTTCGTACCGATCACGATCGGAGACCTTATGGCCGATCCGATAAGCAGTCAACTTTTCGAGGCGCTCGTAGTACTTGCCGATGTCAGCAGCACATTCGGCGATCTCTGGAATGTCCATGATCGTATCGAACACCTCAGACGGCTTCGGATAAATGTTGCGGATGATGTGAGTGTACGACCTCGAATGGATAGTCTCGAAGAAGGTCCAGGTCATGATCCACGTCTCGAGTTCCGGTAGAGAGACGAGCGGCCCGAGAATAGTAGCTGGAGCGGACCCCTGTTTAGTGTCGAGGACGATCTGGCGCTTCAGGTTGGAGGTAAAGATGTGCTGCTCTCCGAGCGTCAGGCCTTTGAATTCCTTCTGATCCTGTGTAATGTCCGTTTTCTCTGGACGCCAGAAGAACCCAAGCTGCTTCTGGGTTAGCTTGTCGAGGAACGGATACTTAACGACATCGTAACGCGAGATTTCAACTGGGCCGTCCAAGAACATCATCTTGTCGGTGTGGTGTTTCTTTATAGTACGCATGCTGAGCATTCTTCTTCATCTTCATCGGACACTGTTTCGGTAGGAACTGCTTCCTCTTCACCAGCACCGTCATGGGTTTCAAAATAATAGCCTGTCTTGAGACCGTACTTATACATGAAGAGCATGTCACCAATCAGTACAGACATTGGGATCTCTTCATTTTCATAGAAGGCCGGATTATACGGCGTGTTAATCGACATGGCCTGGTCAATGTATTTCTGGAATACGGCCATTACTTTCAGGTAACCTTGTGGCGACTTCATAGTCCACTTGAGTTCGTAGCGGTTCTTCAGGCGAGTAACCTCAGGAACAACTTGAGCTAGAACACCATCTTTAGATTTCTTGACCGTAACCAGCTCAGGAACCGGGTTCAAGCCGTTGGTCGAGTTGCTGGTCTGTGCAGACGTTTCGGCCGGCATCTGGGCCATGAGGGTTGAGTTACGGATACCGACGATTTGCATGCGTTCACGCAGTGGACCCCAAGGCATACGTTCCTTGTGAGGCACCAACTCATCGACCGCTTTCTTATAGGTCATGTTAGGCGTGATGCCGAGAGAGTATTTGGTCTCCTTCCAACCTGGGCACGGACCGAACTCTTCTGCCAGGTCCACAGAGGCTTTGATCAAATAGTAGGACCAGGCCTCGACCAGTTCGTCGATCTTCTCGAGATCTGGATCTGTGTAAGTCATGTCGTTCTTGGCCATCCAGTAGGCCAGATTGATCAAACCGATACCGAGAGGACGACGATACATCGTGGCCCATTCAGCTGCAGGAACCGGATAGTCTTGGTATGAGAGGAGAGCATCCAATCCGCGAACCGTTAGATCTGCGATCCGCTCGAGGCCTTTGAAGTCCTTGTTGATGCGACCGAGGTTGTTGGCCGAAAGGGTGCACAAAGCGATTTCACCGAGCGGATCTTTCAGGTCATCCAATGGTTTGGTCGGTAGTGTGATCTCAGTGCACAGGTTCGACATGTAGATCGCTGCCATCTCGGTGATGAACGAGCTATGCTCGTTGCAGTGATCGACGTTCATGAAGTAGACTCGACCGGTCTCCTTGCGTTCAGTCATGAACATGGAGAAGAGCTCAGAAGCTTTGATCGTCTTCTTACGGAACTTGGTAGAACGCTCGGCCGCTTCGTAGATCTCCTTAAACTTGTCTTGGTCCTTAAAGAAGGCTTCGTATAGGCCTGGAACTTCGTGAGGTGAGAAGAGCGTGATGTCCCCACCAGTCAGTAGGCGTTCGTACATGAGCTTGTTAAATTGAACACCGTAATCCATTTGGCGGATACGATTGAACTCAGTGCCCTTACCGTTCTTTACGACGATGAGGTCTTCGAAGTCTAGGTGCCAAGCAGGCCAATAGAGAGTTGCTGCTCCACCGCGAACTCCGCCCTGAGAACAAGACTTGGTTGCATCTTGGAACAATCTCCAATAGCCACGCGGTCCAGTTGTGGCGGTGTCACCGTTCCGCACCTTGGACTTCTCAGCACGGATCCGGCCGCCGTTGATACCGATGCCAGCCTTCTTGGAGACATACTTGACCACGGCGCCAGTCGTGGCGATGATGGAGTCAAGCGAATCGTCCGAGTCGATCAGGACGCACGAGCTGAACTGCTTCTGCGGGGTCCTGAGGCCTGCCATGATCGGAGTCGGCAAAGAGATGTCGAACCTAGAGGTTGCATCATAGTAGTCTTTTACCCATTTGAGACGGGTCTCTTTGGGGTAACTATGGAACAGGGCAGCAGCGATCAAGACGTATGCCATCTGAGGCGTTTCAAAGATCTGGCCGGTTGTCCGATCCTTGACCAGATACTTGCCTCGGAACTGTTCCATCCCGGCATAGGCAATGTTGAAATCTCGATCATGATTGATGAACGAATCGATTTGGTCGATCTCTTCATCAGTGTACCATTCTAGATACTCGGCCGTGTAGATACCAGCCTTGATGTTTCTCCGTAGAAGATCGGCTAGACTACCGGGGTGTGGTTGTGCATAGACTTGTTTGCGAAGGTGATAGTTGATCAGGCGACTGGCAACGTACTGATAACCTGGAGACTCGATGCTAATCAGGTTAGCCGCGGCTTGAATCAGAGTCTCTTGAATGTCTGCACTAGACATGTTGTTGTTGAACTTGAGTTGCGACTGGATCTCCAGTTCGGAAGCAGAAACCCCAGCTATGTCCTCACATGCCCAGGAAACAACCCTGTGGATTTTGGCAATATTAAGAGGCTCTTTTTGGCCGTTTCTTTTAGTAATACTGATGATTGACATTCGTTTCCTATGTGCAACCACCTGGCTGCCAATTTCTAGAAGTTAAGTAGTTGATATTGGTTTTGATTATTGCTCGATTTCGCGGTTCATGCGCTCGTCGTACAGCTGATTTTCGAGATACCCGATCTCGGCTTCAGCCTCAAGTAGTTGGGCCCGAAGCTCTTTAATCACCCCAGCAGCGTGTAGCTGTTCGACGATTACGGGCCAGGCCTTTTCAACAAATGGATACTTTTTGAACATCTGCTCCTTGGCCAGGATAGCAATATCGCGGTGCTCTTTCTGTGTACCATTGGCCTCACGCAGGGCGACATAATGGATCCAGCTTCGCAGTGAACCGTTCATGTATAGGCGTGATTTGGTCAGCCCTTCAGGCAGAACCACTCTGGCTTGCTCCAACGCAATTCCATTCTCGGTCGCCCAAATATATGCTTCCTGGGCAGCATCAAGAACCCGGCGCTGGGCCGCATCCCAAAGGAAAGCCGTGGCACCGTCGACACCTTCAATCGAGTTCTGCCTGTTTTTAGTATCTTGCAAGCGTGGTTGCCTAAGAACAAACCCGAGGCCGGCGGTGTCAGCTGTAGGGTTTGCATAGCGTTGGGAGAATTCTTGGAACGTGAAAGAGCGATGCCGCAGGATTTGACGGGCGATGTCACGGGTGGTTTCAATCTCCATCATGATGTTGACCATTTCAAGTGGAGACCAATGTGCGTTACGAATGAGATACCCAAGCAGCTTATCCGAAGTCTCGAAATTCATTTGGTTGGTCGGGTTGCTAACCCTTGCAACGTACGCGACTAGATCTTCGGCATCAACCCCAAACTCTTCATCGGATTGCGTCCAGGCCTTAAGTTTCACAGTCGGTTCAGAATATGCAAGGGTCAAGTTTTTCTCCATCTTTGTAATTCGAGCTTTGCTCGGAGTGCTGAATATGTATGATCGGTGATCATGGCCTCAGGATCAATTCCTGCCAAAACCATGTCGTTAACGTCTTTGAGAGTCAGAGACTCCGGCCAAATGACAACATTGAAACCATCCTCGATGGCTCCTTCAATGTTCTTGACCACGGCTTCGTTCCGTGGCTCATTGTCGTAGATGACGGTTCCCAGCTTGGGGTCAGCATGCATCTTAGCAAGCTCGGCCTGAAGCTTTCCACCAGCCGTAGCAATGCAGTTCTTCACGAACAGAGAGTCAATCGGGCCTTCGACTACTCGGTATGGCTTCTTGAGATTTACCGCATCTAGCCCGAAGACTTTAGGTCTCTCAGGATCAGCCATGATGGTGATGTACCGATACCTCGGGTCAATCTTGCGTCTGAACGATCTACCTTGAAACCCGTAGAATGCTCCGTTGGCATCCAAGAACGGAAGGATTAGGCGCGGCTCATCCTTGTCGACATTATCAAACTTGCCTGGAATGATAGTGTTGGTCCAGGTTTTGAATTTCGGCGTGTAGTAAATCCGATAGTGTTGACTAGGAGGAATCCGCCTAGACTCAACGTATGCTCGAACTGGATGATCATGACCTAGCTGAGACACCTTTCGGAGCCCAGCTAGTTTGTCATCAATCTTTTTGAACTCAGGCTTTGCATCAAAGGCCGAGTCATCAACCTTAGGCGCCTGACTATATTTCTCCGCCAGATGCTCTTTGAGATAATCATCGAACATCATTTGATCAATGATGCGAAGGAAATCTCCAAACTTCTTTGAAGCATGGCAGTTGTGGCAATAGAAATACGAACCTTCAGGCTGAAGAACTATCGTTCCTCTAGTCTTATACTTGTTCGTCTTCGAGTCTCCACATATGGGACAGCGAAACGACGCGACGTGACCACGAAGTTTGAAACGTTCTAGACGAGTACTGAGAAGGCTGGTGTATTTCCGTTCAAGCCACATAGTTGTCCTGGGGTTATTTCCCCATCATAATCCAAACCGAAAATAGGTACACCCTTAAAATTCAGTAACGTCAATAACTTTCGCAGCATCCTCGTGAACACCCAGGCCGCAAATATACGTATCGTTGCCTAGACGGAAGGACCATTTCGTTCCAATGAAGACACCGTTAATGCCAGTCCTAGGCGACGTCACCTTTTCAATGATTTCGACAATCGCGCCTGAGCGGTATGCTAGTTCATCGTTTTCAGCAAAGGCATTGGCAATGTCCTCTGGCCAAAGGTCGTCGTCGAACTTGTCGGAGTATGACTCAGCCTCTCCACCAAGGTATTTGTCAGCATAGGCTTGGCTGACTTGAATCATGCGGTAGCTTTTTTCGCTCTCACGGCGCTTGATCCATACGAGGCGAGGCATCGTATAAATGAAGGTTTGAATTTCCTTCAATGTGATTGCCTGTTTCAGAACCAGCTCGCGGATCATTTCCAGGGTCACTTCTTCAAACTTCTTACCAGTTGCAGCAGATAAAACAGCTCGCATCTGCGCAAGCTCAATTTCTGTTCTATGCGCACGCTCGAGCAATTCGGTAAATGCCGCCTCGGCCTTTATTTTGAAATCATTTCGGCCCTTGAGCACCGCGGTAAACCACCCGGCGACCCCTGCTACAAGAGAAGCACCCAGAGGCCAGAGGGCGACTATCGAGTCAACAATAGTGTGTTCCGGTTCCGGCATTATACTACTTCATTCTCTGGTGTTGGGGTAATATGTGGTGGCTCGTCTTGGCGCTTCAGCATAATGGCTGCGCCGCCGGCTGCGAGAATAGCACCAAAACCTGTTGCCCAATTTAGTGGCTCTACCGGGATGGCTTTGTATAGGGAGTATATTGTCATAGCGAAGTACGTGATAACACCGCTAGCCCACATTACTCTACCCAGATCCCAAGTTTTATTGTCTTTACCTGTGAACAGGTCTCTTAGAAACTTTTCCATTTGTCTTCCTCTTTGTATAAAGCATGACAAATAGAATACGCTCGTTCAACGTAGGTATTTATAGATTGGTAACCCCAGGTGGTTTGCGTTTGAACATAAGTGTTTTGTTAACCTTAGATCTTTTTCCAGGTGGCTCACCTTGGACTCCGACACCGATGGATGCAATTGCTCCGCCTGAGGCTGAACAGGTCGGGACGTCTTCTCCAATGTACTCTTTGAAGGTCTTCATGTGCTTATACCTTTGAGATATGATCAGGGTGAATGTGATCGGTGTACTCGATCACTCCTGTCGAATCGTGGTGAATTGTGTGATCCGGATTCAATGCGTCCTTCTTAACCTTGAGGACGGTGCCAAGTTTACCAGCTCCAGATTTGCTGTACTTGTTTGCGAGCATATAGCTCCTAGTCAGATAGGTCTTACCGCTGAAAACTGACTTCTTTGTGTCCAAACCATGCTTCATGATCTCGTCGGCGTTAGCATCGGAGGTTCCATGATAGTAGTAGTCGTCAGACTCTGCTATGAAATTGGAGAAGGGGATCATATCTTTCTCAGTTCTGCTATGATCTTTGGGTCCATTGTAATGTCTGAACTTCGGATTCGTGCTTTGCCGAGGTCGATTGTCTCTGGCATATAGTTGAGCATAACGAGAAATGGCTTTAACACATCATGATA